TATTTGATTCTTTTGGATCAATTTATAGAAGAGGTTTTGGAGATGAACCAAACCCTAGTGGTGTTGCAGAAGGTATGCCTAAGTACGGTGACTATAAACAAAGCGGTTTAGATATTACTGAAATATCTGATTATTGGACTTATACCTTAGATCAGTATCGCTATTGTAAACATATCTATGCGATGCGTTATGCAGATGGTGTGTTTCCAAATGAGCCGTCTGACTTTCCAGTTGAGGTAGGCTTAATGGCCGAATGGGAGAACAAGCTTGTTGAAAAAACTAGAAACTCACAAACAAAAGCGTTTGAAAAATTGGCTTACTACGGTTTGGGTTACATGGATACACCGCCATTTAACTTACAAGCACCTATGATGAGTCCAATGCTTCAGCGCATTATTAATGTACCGTCTGAGTTCATTGTGCTACAGAACTTCTTCATGGTGGATAAAGACGGTAACACTTATAATATGGCATCTGGCCAAAAGCCAGTGAGCGCAGGGCAACCCAGTGGCTTCCAAATCAGTAATTGGGATTTCCCGTCAGGTACTAATTACTAGGTAACAAAATGATTCATCGTCACCTACCTTCTGATCAACGTATTGTAGATTTAATATTTTCAATTTCTGCACTACCAAAAGCAAAGAAAGCAGCTTGGTTACTTGCAATGATTGCAACCTATGGTAAAACTCCTAAACAATTAAAAGGTTTTATTTGGAACAAAGACAACACAATTAATATACCTTCAAAGAAAAGACCTGTACGCCCACTGCATCCTCAGTGGGTCTTTTTATTTCAACTCAAAGAAAAACAACCCTCTAATTCAGAGGGTTGCTGGGAAGTTATGACGAAAGCTTTAAAAGCCACAATAGATAAAGATGCTTTATCTTTGTCTATTGAACAGTTACTTCTTTGTTATAAGGTCAGAAAGATTTGCTATGCGCCACTTAAGCAGCAGTTATCGCATCTGACTCCATCTTATTGAGAACTGCTCTTACGGCGGGCAGGTTCCAGTAATAGGTGTCCCTACAGCGCGTAGAAGGACCTGCACCATAATGCTTACCTAGCTTGAACATGCTCTTGTTGCACATCCCGTTAAGCTCTTTACGGGGAATATCCAAGTCCTTAGCGGCCTTGTGTGCTGGAACCCAGTTGGTAATAGCCATGTAGCGAGAATTGCTTACCCATTAAAAATAAAGGTTTTTCCCCTGGTGTCAAATTCTTTACATAATTTTCTTCTATTGTTAGGTTTCTTAAAGATAGGCAGTTTTAAACTGAGATAACGGCTAGTTTGTTATGTTCAAAACGGAGAACGAACCCCTCGCCCTCCTACTTGAACTACGACCGAAACACGCAAAAAAACGTTTCCGAGACGAAATCTATAAAGCCTGGAACCATGAATGTGCTTACTGCGGCAAAGCAGCTACGAGCCTTGATCATATCGTACCCCGCTTTAAATCAGGCTCTAGTAACTGTTACAACCTAGTTCCTGCCTGTAGAACATGCAATTCAGATAAAGCATCCAGCCCAATGGAAGAATGGTATCGTACTCAGCCTTTCTTTGAAGAAATAAAGTTAATAGCAGTTAAAAATTGGATGGAAGACAAGAGCGTGTACATATTAGATAATGAATTAGAATCATTAGACATGATGTTTAAACCGGCGTAAATAATGGCAGGTATAGGATACTACGCAGCTAATTATGGTGCTGGCCCTAAAATGGGGCACTTATCGTGGCAAGCTGCCCATAATGCAGGTTATTCAAATGAACAGATAATTAACTGGGTTAATGCTAATCCCGATAAAAAATCACCTAGTGCTTATGATGACATGCTAGCGCTAAGGAGTTGGAAAGGTAGAGGCACTTTGGATGGGGATATAAACGTTTCATATATGAATATTTTGGCACGCCAAGCAGATCCGGGAGGGCTTCAAAATAAAAAATTTAATATGGAAAATGACTTTATGATGTACTCAGGCTCAGCCAGTGCTAAAGAAGCTCATGCATATACTCAACTTAGTCAAGGATTAAGAAGTAGTGGAGAAGCTCAAAACACAAAAGAGTTAGCAAGGAGAGCTTATATTCTTTTTCTAGGTCGTCCCCATGATGATTCGAGTGATCTTAATCAATCTGTAACCAGTATCAGAAATAGTGGTGAAGCAAGAACGTTTAATTCTAGCATGCAGACTTATAGAGCTAATTATGGTGATGTTACCCGTATTAATTACAACAGAAGTCGCTACTCAGGTTTCTTAGGTGACCCAGGGGCTTTACTCCATTGGCAAAATACAGGTAGTCAAGGGAATCGTGTTATTCCTGCCCAACAAATTATCATTAATAATAATGGCAGGTTAGAAATACCAAAAGGCTCACAAAAACTCATGGGACGGGGAGCCAAAGCTACGTATAATAGTCTTCTCACAAATCTTAGGAATAGTCCCGGTGGTAATTATTCTGGAATAATAAGCGGTATTAACGGCTTAGATTCCGTTGGACAAAAACATTTTATTAATTCTAGTAAGGTAGCTGTTGATACGTATTACCAAGATGCAAAAATTGGTTCACCTTATGATCCAGCGTCTGGTATCCAACCTCTTACAGGAGGCTTTGATGCAGCTTATTTCTTAGAAAATAATGCAAATGTCGGAACACAGTGGACTCAGGCACAAACTTCTGTCAACATTGGTGGTAGTGGTTTTAAAGATTTAGACATTACTGCAAGATACGGTGACAACATTAATACATTTGCTGCTGCACAATTTTCTCAGATGGCACGTATTGATCCTATGACTAGGGGTAATGCTGCTGTAGATACAGATCCATACAGCGAAGCATATACAGACTTGACTGATGCTGAAAAATCTCTTTACCGTGATGAGTTATTAGGACTTACATCAGTAGGAGAAAGTGGACAGCGTTCAATTGATTACACAGACGATGATACTTCTCAATTTGAATCAAAAGTGGTTTTAAACTTTACTGGACAAGAACTACTCGAACAAGATAAGTTTGGCACATTAACTCAAGACTCTTTAAAATTTGCGGCTGATGAATTAAAAAAACAACAGCAAAAAAATTCTGAACTTGAACTATATAAAAATCTTCCAGGCTTTAATGAAATTTATTCAGCAAATGAATCTTTATCGCAATCAATTTTAGGAGATAGTGGCATTGGTGGTTACCTTGCCATGTTAGGCAAAGACACTGAGGGAATGGCTGATTCCTTGGAAGAACAGCTATCTAGAGTAACAGGTATTCCATCTAGTAACAGCGCAGTTTATAACTGGCAGGAGTGGTTTGAAAATGAGATGATTACACGATATGAAGACTTAAATGAAATTATTGTTGAATTTGAAGACACAATCTCAGAGTTGGATTTAGACTCTGAAACAGGACGTATAAAGTACGAAATTGAACTTACGCGAATGGGTATTGACCCATTCGATGCAAATGGAAATTTAATTGATCAGCAAAATGCGTTGTCTCAACTAGAAGCAAATAACTTTCAACGTACATATGAAATTCAAGAAGAGTTTAAAACTAATTTTATCGAGAATTATCTACGACCTCGCTTCGATCAATCCAAATCTATGGATGAGTTTATTAGTTACATGGACGTGCAGGAAGATGAACAGAATATTTTTCAAACTCAGAGTGCGTTAGACAGCTTAAAAAATCTTGCATCACAACAGTCACGATTGTTATTACAAGAGATTCAAGAGTTACCTGGAAATTTTAATTATGAATTTTATTTTAACCCCACAGAAGAAAAATATGGAGAGAACAAACTAAAAACAGATAAATACGCTCTGCAAAAACAACAGGTTTCACAAGACTGGACAGATGCAAAAACCAATGGAAACTCTATTCCTAGAGGACAAAAAGCAGACGCTAATGGCAACAATTATACCTGGAATCAGTGGGCATATTTTTATGGTGCTGATCTTAAAGATGAAGCCTCTTTTGCAAAATTACATTATCAAGTACTTGGCGCTCGCGAGGGCTTTGATCCAGCACGAGACATTCTTACGACAGAAGACGTTGACGACTATTTAACTGAAACTGTCCTACCTACACTCGATCAAGCAGGCATTGATCTTGAGGGTGCTACATTTATGAATTTTGTTACGCCCGAACAATTTGCAGACGAGCTTCTTAGAGGTATTGACCCAGTAGAAAACAAAGAGGCATGGAAAGAGATCTTAGAAATGTATGGCTTAGATGATACTGCAGCTCTTGAAGAGGTACGTGGCTACATCATTGAAGCAGTAAGAACTGGAGCTGCTAAGCGTATACGTGAGTCAATTAAATTTTTAAATGAGAAGAACAAAAAAATTACGCAGAAAGAACTAGGTGTTAGTTATATCCAGCGTCCAGAAGACGAAAAAGATATTGAAGATGAAAGCGCATCAGAATTATATAAAATTTTTCAAAATGCAGGATACACAGGAGACGAAGATGAGTTCTTTGATACCTTTATGCCCGACGCTGATAGAAGTGATATTGAATTTCTCCAACGGGGAATAAGCGGAGACTTTGACTTTAAAGATTTTAATACTGAAGATCCTTTTGAAGCGTTGAGTAGTGTAGGCAGCCTGCTAGGAGATGGTGGCAATCTCTTTGATAGTGATGACAGAAAAGAAGATGCTGACAAGGACGAAAAACCTAGTAACTATTTTAATTTGTTCGATGATGAAAATGAAGATGACTATGCAACAGATACTGGCCGCTCTATAATTAATGAGTATACAGATTTCTTTAAATAATATAAATGTCTAAAGCAAAGAAAGCTGCTAGTGCAGCTAAATTACATAAAGATAAGATGGCATGTAACAAGCCAAAGAAAACCCCTGGACATAAAACTAAATCACACGTTGTAAAAGCTTGCGAAAACGGGAAGGAAAAGATAATCCGGTTTGGTCAACAGGGCGTAAAGGGCGCTGGTAAGAACCCGACAACAGCTAAAGATAAAGCACGTAAGAAATCATACTATGCGAGACATGATGCTCAAGATTCAAAGCCGGACAAGATGAGTGCACGTTTTTGGAGCCACCGCGTCAAATGGTGATACCTGAAGAAAATATGGTTAATGCAACACCTAAAATATTTTTTGTTTAGTATAGTTTGTAAAGCTAATTATGAGCTATGAACAAAGACGGCAGCTACATCCAGGCTAAACCAAAGAAAACTCGTCAAGGTACTGGAAAACATTCCAAGGCTAGTCATAGACGTAAGCAACCTAGAGGGCAAGGAAAGTAAGCTATTATTAGATAACTTATTGTAATGAAATGGTTCCCTTTAACGAAGCGATTCAACTAATCAAAACGTTTGAGGGTTTCCATGAGAAAGCCTATAGCGATCCCTCAACAGGTGAAGAAGCTTTCATTATAGGCTTTGGTACGACTTATTACCCTGACGGCTCTCCAGTCCGTCAGGGCCATCGCTGTACTAAAAAAAAGGCTCTTGAATATTTAAATGATGAAATTAAAATTATTTCAACTCAAATTATAGATTTAAATCTAGGTCTTGACCTTTCAATGCTTAATGCTTTAGTCTCCTTTGTTCATTCGATAGGCTGGGATTCTTTTCTTTACAGTAACGTAGTAGATTGCTGTGAACGTGAAGACTATAACCAAGCAGCAAAAGAGATTACCAAGTGGATCTATGACTCAGAATATACAGTCATCGGTGGTCTTGTAGAACGTCGTCGAAAAGAAGTAAGCCTGTTTCTAAGCGAGCTAACAGATGGGACATGGACAGGTTCAGACATCCTTTTGAAAGCCTTTAGGAATTACACAGCCTCTCCTGGGCAAGTCAGAGCGATACGTAAGCTACAGGAAGCAATTGATCCTTATGCTCTTTCTAGCTTTGCAAATGATTTTGAGCTTGACAGTAATCCTTATTCGGAATTCAACCAATCTGAGTATGACACAATCTTTAATCTGTAGCCTACAATATTAAAAACAGGGCAAAGAAGCATGAATAGCCAAACGCTAAACGAAGACTATGATATGCCGTTACACCTGCAGCTGGCCATGAGAAAGGCTGAGCTGGACTCTCAGGAAATGACCTGGGACCAGCTTCAGGTGGCTTTATTGTGTTTGTATCACAAGCGTTTAATCGAAACACAAGCTATTAAAGACATGCTGGCAGGAGAAAATATTGATATTGAATTTGACGTTCCTACCGACTTTGAACTCACGCAACTAGCCTTAACTATGATGCGTGATGATGATGACGAAGACGAAAGCAACTACCAGCCTTTCTAGCGTTATTTACTTTTTCTTTTTCCCAACCATACTACGAAGCCTAGCCATCTTATCTTTCATAGATTCTTTGGGACCGCTTTCTTTTTTGCCTTCTCCGTTACCGCCTTTTTTTAAACCCCGCACTTCTGCACGGAGTCTTTTGTTCTCTTCACGAAGTTTAGGTTCTCCAGTTTTTTTCCCTACTGAAGTTTTAGCCATGGGTCGTTTCTTACCTGGACCTGGCGTCTTTTTAGCTAGTGGTGCCATTTTCATTTAGCAATTACTTTCTAATCTTACGGCTTCCAACCAGTAGGTGGAACCACTGGAGGGCCTAAATTAAAAGCACATCTTCTAGCTAAATTACTGAGTACTATTCTTTTGTCTTTATTACTAAGAACAGGTGTATGAATAATCTCCCACGCCACCTCAGAACAAAGTCTTACAGGTAACGTGGGAGGAGCTGATTGATATGGGATCACTGTTATAGGGATCACCATAAACCTGGAATTAAATCACCAGTCAAAGCATAGGCACCAAAAGCAGCAATGATGCCTAGCATTGCAAGCCTACCGTTTAAACGTTCTGCTTTTGTGTTGTGGTTTTCGTTCACTTCAATTACCTCCATTGTGGGTTCTTTGGCAAAGACGTTTGTTTGTCCGTGCTCGTTTGTCGTGACAGTCATCTTTGTAAAGTATTGTGTACATTAACAAACTAGCCTGCCCAAATACCATTGCGCCTTGCGTAGTGACTCATCTCCACCTTTCTTTTTTTCTCTCCAAATGTATTTGGCCACATTGCCTTTGATGTAACCACGAAATTCTTCTGGTGTTAGCTGTGCTTCAATTGCTTCAATACATTCAATCGACCCTTCAGTTATATAGTGTGCTGGGTGATTCACATTATCAACAACAGCTTCCTTATGTTTATCAAAATAAGTCTCCCAGGCTTTTTCTTGATATGTTTTTTCATCAGCCTCTTTCTTTGCCCATGGAACAGGGCAAATACCATCAGGACAATCTGAAATTTCTTCTTGGTTTAAATCGCCAGATTCTGCAGGGCTGATCCCGACCGGTTTAAACCAGCCTTCAGCTTCCTTTGGTTGGTCGTTGCCACTGCTTGCTCTTCTGGGGAGAGCTGCCCCATGTCCACCAAGAGTTGTCGTGGTTGTGGCATAGCGCCCTGCATCATTCCCTCTTCCGCTGATGGAATTGTTCCCGTTACTCCGCATCTTGGTTGTGCCCTTGGATCTATAGCTAAGTTAACACGATCTGACATATCTTGCTGAGTAACTGCTAGACCAGTGTTGTACTGGTCATACATAGGTACATCATTAGCTTCATTATCTAATGGTTGACCAATATCATTCATGTCAACCATGCGCTGACGAAGAGTATCATTCTCTTCCATAAAAGCACTAAGGAAGCCGTCCATTTATCTATTCGCTGGGAGTATACTGTTAATTATAAGTTATATAAGTCAATGGCAATAGGTAGCTCAGGTAGTGGTGTTAGTGACTTAAATCCTGAGAGAGCTTATGACGTTGACGCTCGTCGCCTTGATGAAACCGAGAGGAGGATTGACCGTGCAGCGGACACTCGCAACGAAGACAAGCAAGATCGTGTTGGTAAGTTTCTGAAATCAGCACGTTCAGCCGGTAAGTTCCAGCAGAAGAAACAAATTGATGCGCCATGGAGAAATCGTGAAGGTCAAATGCCTGCGTTTATCGAAGGAGATCAATTTGGCAGGGCTGGTTCGACAAACTATGCAGATAAACCACAACCGTCAACCAGTAAGCTTTATTACTAAAGCCTACTTAGTATTCTAATCACACTTTTGACAATACAACCTTATAAGGTTGTTTGTTGTACTTACCTTTTCTTTCAAGATAAGACACGTCACAAGGCTCACCTTGGTAAAACAAGAGCTGACAAATGCCTTCATTAGCGTAGATTTTGTTAAACAAGCTAGTACAATTACTAATCTCTAAAGTCAGATGACCCTCCCAACCTGCTTCCGCTGGAGTAATGTTGACGAGGATGCCTGAACGTGCATACGTACTCTTACCAACCGCAACAACTGTAACGTCCCTGGGAAGACAAAGACGTTCCATAGCAACGCCAAGGCAATAACCATATGGCGGAATGATGAAATATTTTCCTTTTTCATCTTCGTGTAATTCAGTCTCTTTTAAGATTTCTGGATCAAAATTCTTAGCATCGCAAACGCCGTGTTGCACACCGCCAAAAAGAAGGCACTGACTAGGAGACAGCCGAATATCGTACCCATAGCTCGATAGACCATAACTTAATATCGGTGTGTTGTTTTCAGTACTTATTAGTTTATCTTGGAAAGGTGCAATCATACCTTCCTCTGCAAATTTTTTGATCTGTTTATCGCTTAGAACTGACATGCTTGCTGCTTGAGTGCTCCAACTCTACAGCAAGATTCTTCCTTTTTCACCGTAGATATCGCAAAAATCTTCAGTGGCTTTTTCAATATTTTCTTTAGGTTGTAAATAGATAACTGCACTAGCACCTGTGGTACGTGAATCAGTTTCTTCTTCACCGAAGTAATGTCTTATAAGCTTGGGACGAGATTTCAAAAGACACACAGGATGATCAAAGATATCCTGTGCATACATCACGATATCAATATAATTGGTAAAGTAAATAGCCTGTTCAACATTTCCTTTAAGCCACTGTTGCTTTAAAGTTTTCCACCAAATAGCAGAGCCTGAGGTTAAAGTAGGCGATAACCCCCTGGTGGGAATCCATCGTGCTTCACGTTTGTTGTAGTAAAGACAAGCCGGTGGATGAAAGCAATAAACTTTACCGAACCACTGAGCTTCATTAATAGGATCATCTTTAGCAGTAAAGAAGTGATCTGCTCCTACGTAACCGTTAGCAAACTCTGAGCTAGCAGGATCCAGATCGATGTTACCCATAAGAAGATGAGCACTGTCAATAAGGTCTCTATTGGAGATCCATTCATAGCCTTCTACTCGACGGTTGTCCCCTCTACGTACGGTCATTCTGATGCCTGGTTATAGTCGATTGCAAAGTAGCGCATCCCTTGATGATCGTTGATAATGTATCCTGCGCCAGCTGTAGGGTCGATTTTTTGAGCTGCTTCAAGGATGCTTTTAAACGTTTCTTTGAGTTCACCATCTGAGTTTTCCTCTGCGTTGTGGAGTTCTTTTAAGGTTAGCCAGAACATTGATCTTTCGCTATTATTTGGTTGAAAGCACATAACTCCTGGGCCTTCAGTCTCCCAGAATTTAATGGACTGTTCACCCATATCCCCTAGCAATAGCTTGATAGTTGCGTCTGCATACTTGGCACTGGCAGGATCCATGTCTTTGCCAATGACTGATGCTAATAAGTCTTCGCGTCTACTCATGGTTCAATAGTTTTTGGCGGTTTAAAACAGTAATCATCTTAGGTAATGGCTCATAAATAACAACCATCTTGCCTAACACACCCCGTTTTTTTATTAGCTTACCATTGTCGTCGCGCATTTTAGACAATTCACCAGCACGAATAAGATACTCAGCAACACAGCGCAATCTTCTTTTTAAAGGTAGGTCCGCATTAGGGAAACGACTACAGATTGTCTCTGGCTTCATGTCTGAAAAAGCTAAACGCAAGCGATTGGCTAATGTCATGTTGCTATTCGGATCTTCGATTTCAAAATCACGAATCATTTGGATGTAACGACGGAGTGTTGCGTCATCAAATGATCCAGTAGGAGGCAAGAAAGGCGCAACCTGAAGGCTTAGGCTATTGGGCAAGTACGCTTCGTAATTATCTATTGTTAATAGATCAATCAGAATTGTGTCAAAACGATGTTTCATTTAGGTTATCCTTTTTCTTTCTGTAGGTTTTCAAAGAAATCGCGTTTGTTTTCATACAAATTTGTACCGCGATCATTATCAAATGTACGTAAACTCGCCTCTGGCCCTTTTGAATAACTTAAAATTAATTGGTTCCATGGGATACGAACCATTTCTTTTTTCGTTCCTACCGGAATCACAATGTAATGAACCCCTTGGATCCACCCTTTAAATCTAGGGTCTACTTGTTTTTTCTTTCCTTGTAAAATCCAAT